TTTAAGTTCTGCTACTGACCGTTTTCCTATAGATCTACAGGTAGATTTATTGGATTCGATTGAGCGTGCTGGTAACAAACCATACCGAGGAATCGGACAGGCTTGGAAATCGTTAATGGTTTCAGAACCATTTATGACACCAGAGGGTAATCTACTTTATTATAAAGTTGGTCAACCAATGGGAGCACGTTCCTCATGGGCAACATTTACATTGTCTCACCATTTGGTGGTTCAATATGCTGCTTATGAGTGTGGGCAGTACCCTTTCAAGGAATACATCCTCTTAGGAGATGACATCGTTATTTATAATAATGATGTTGCACTAAGATACAAGGAGGTAATTAACTCTTTAGGAGTTGATTGCTCTCCAAGTAAATCTCATACTAGTGAAAACACGTATGAATTTGCGAAGAGATGGTTCCGTAATGGAATCGAAATCTCGGGTGTGCCTCTTAAGGGATTTCTCGCAAACTGGAAGAATCCAGTTTTACTATTCCAGGATATACTAGCTTTAGTATATAATGGGCGAGGACCTAAATCCATAATAAATAGCGTTCAACTTGCTATAGACCTTTTAAAAGGGCTTGGTTATTCCAGATCTCAATTGAGATTCTATAGTAGTATGTTCGAGGATATACGATTTACTTACCGTGTATCCAAGGACTTTCCAGACTTTGAATTGTTAAGACAGTTCTTAGCAAATGCTAGTTCTGGGAACGAATATATTATGCCAGCTACGGAAGCAACTCTATTAAAGGAATTTAATAGAACTTCCTCACTGGTGGTGAATGGGATGGTGATGAATGTATGTCATACTTTAAGTAAGTATTATGGAAGCTTTAAAAATAGCTTTCCTTCATTCATTAGCACTGCATCCAGTGTAATTAACGTGGATGAGTTGTTTAAGACTCATCCTTTGTCTTATGCATTATTTTCATCAGTTTCTACTTTTGAAGAAATGAATAAGGAGTTAAATTACACCATGGATCTTAACAGACAGTTAACTACTGTTACTGTTTTAGATCTAGAGAAACTAAGTTTTCAATCGCGTACTGCGATTGATGTGATATTCACATACCGAACTTTTGCTCGGAAACTTAGACTTGCGATTCAGTTTGATCCTTATGAACTGGTAGCGAAAGCGCAGAGTATGCGTTTTGCGAGATCCTTAATGGATATCAGAATTGCCTTTACAAAAGACAATCCGCTACTTAAAACAGGGATGCTAGTAAGTCATTTAGACTTACCTATGCCAGACTGGTAGAGTGTAAAAAACTCTCGCGGCCCGCCTGCGTTACAAAGGTTGGGAAGTGGCTTAAAAACTACTAAAGGTTAGTTACCTTCGGTTTTTAAGTTGGCTCTGAGGGGTGTGAGCCCAGGAACTAGTAATAGTACACTGAACTCGGAGCCTGCCTACTGTAGTGATACAG